GGCGTTCGAGGGCATAGCTCCTTTACTGGGAAAAATCATGAAGAAAACCCGAGGTTCGGGAGCCGAGGTTAAAGGTTCTGGGGCCGCTGAACTTGAAGCTTCGCCCTCGGACCTCGGTCCTTTGGTTCGCGAAGCTGGGTCAGATGAGTTCGTGCCGCTTGAGAAGACGGTTGGCGCGCCGGGGACCCCGGGCGTTGATCGCAGTGTCATGAACAACCCGTTACATAGCGAAGAGATGGCAGTGTTTGGCGATGATTATTCGCCTCTTGAGAGTGTGTTGTTGAACGCTGAAGAGACTCTTGGGATGGGTAAGAAGGGCTTTACTGGCGAACAGATGGCTTCGAGGTTGAAGAACGCTGGTATTAAAAATGAAGAGCTTGAGGCTTCTGGGATTGCTTCTTTTATAAACGAGAACAAGACTGTTAGAAGATCTGCGGATGATTATTTAGAGTATTACAATCAAAACGCTCCGAAGATTGGTATGGAAATAAACGCCAATGATGTAGCTGGTGGGAGTCAGCAGATAGTAAATCTGCCGCCGGGCATGACAAAGTACGAAGAGCTTGTATTTTTTGATCAGGGGGTGCGGAACAACCCGGATTTCTCTCCTGCGGCCACGCCCTATAATTTAGATCACTTCCGTTTTGATACGCAGGCTCCTATAGGTATGGCTCGTGTGAATCAGCTTGACGATCCTATTACTGGTGGCAAGGCTACGGTTGGTGGTGAATATCAGTCAGATTTGACTGCGGATTTAACGAGGCAAGCACGAGGTGAAGAGACTGGTGTAGGGGAAAATTTAGTGGAGTTGACCCCGGAACTTGTTCGCAAGTTTAAAGGCTTTGACGAAAAGATTCAGGACCATCCTAAATTCAAAACGCTGCCTGATATAAATAATCAAATTCTTACCATTGATTCGGAAATGCGTTCCAGTGGAACACTCGTAAATGAAGCACAGCGCCGTGCCTCAGATCTTGAGTATAGGTTTGGTGTTGGTTCGGAAGATCCGACGGATGTAGTGCGTGATGCCAATTCGCTTATAGGTATTTCTATTGGCCCTGACAATCAATTAGCTTCTCCGTCAGAAAAGTTAATGGCTGGTTTTAACATGATCGACAGGGCAACAAACGCATCGAAGGCGGGTGTGTACGAAAGCATGCCTCTTATTAAGGAATATGATTTCAGTGACGATGTGGTTTCTGCTGCAACAGACTTGGGCTTGCGTAAGGTAAGCACTGAAAGTTTAAGCACAGGTGACAGGGTAGCGTTTATACAAGAGAACGAGGCAGTCTTAAAAGAAATACTGGGTATACCGGCTGACGCAAAAGTTGTGGGGGATATGCCTCGTGGATTAAATACAGTACAAGCCGTTGCTTTTGGTGATAATCAAAGAAAAATAGATGCTCTCGCAGAACTTGTGGAAAATGTTGCTACACAGTTTAGAACTGCCACATTTCCTACGGCATCGATGATATCTAGAAGTTCTGAAGTGATGGATAACATAGTCCCCAAAGCAACTAAAACTGTAAAAGATAGTATGAAGCAGGTTAGATCTACGCACGAAGACTATTTGAAGGCAAGAGATGATATGTTTAAAGTTTATGCTGATTTTGACAGCAAAAAATTTGCTAGAGACAAAGCTTCCAAAGAGCGTAGAGATATCATAAACGACGCAGTTGATGACACAACTGAGAGCGCCACAGATTCAGCTTTATACAAACAGTATAAGTATGAGACAGAAGGCGACATAGCCGGGATGACTGACCTAACTTCAGGTATAGATACGGATCTAGAGGCTCGATTTGTCCCCAAGAATCCGTTTAAAACGAACAGTCAGGCTATAAAGTATCAGGTCAACAGAGCTATTAAGCATGCGGTAGACACTGGTTCAGACCGTTATTACTTCCCCGACTACCGAGATATTGCGGAAGTGCCAGATAGACTGGGTAATGCGATCAAGAAAGCCCAAAAAGACGGGGACATAGAGCGGCTAGAAAAGCTAATGAAGAAAAGAGATGCGTACAAAGCCACCTATCAGGATGTTCCAGACACAATTATTAAGGAGCTACAGAGGCAATACCCTGATCTTAAAACGGGAACTGTTGATCCGAAAGATCTTGGGTATATAGGTGAAAGTGATATCCCTGCTGTTCAGGCAACCAGACCTATGCGGTATATTGATCTTGCGCCTATGAAGGGAGAACCCGGATCTAACTCTACTTTTGCGGTCCGCAGGTACAAGGACGGTGGCAAGGTTGACTTACGTTCTGGTATCGGTGATATATTTAAGGTATATTCATAGGATGCGAACAGACAAACAGATTATGGCGACGGCGTTGAAGAATATTCAGTCTCTTACGGATGCTGAGTATGATCGTTATATCGAGATCAAAAAAGAGCGCTCGACACAAACCAGACGCAATGGCGGTATGATCAAGGGCTTCAGCCCTATTGCCCGTCCACAGAGATTTAAAGGAATATTCTAGTATGGCATTACCTCCACAGATGGTTGAGTCTGCAATGGGTGCTGGTGGCCCCGGCATGACTATGGAAGAACAGATGACCGAGGTCCAAGTACCTATGGAAGAGTTACCGGCTGGTATTGAGATGGTTGGTGATGAGGAGTCTGTTGAGGTTGTAGCTGAAGAGTACGATCACAACGCAAACTTGGCAGAGGTTCTTGACGATTCTGTTCTTGGCTCTTTGTCCTCGGACCTTGGTAATAGTGTTGATGAGGACAAGTCGTCCAGAGAAGATTGGGAAGAGTCTATTTCAAAGGGCTTGGTGCTGCTTGGTATTAATTATCAGGAGCGCAACGAGCCGTTTCTGGGTGCTTCTGGTGTAACACATCCGCTTTTGTCGGAGGCTGTAACGCAGTTTCAGGCGCAGGCTTATAAAGAGATGTTGCCGCCGGGTGGTCCTGTAAAGACGCAGATTATAGGGCAGCAGAGCAAAGAGGTTGAGGATCAGGCCCAGCGTGTCAAGGACTTCATGAACTATCAGATCACTGAGGTGATGGAGGAGTTTGATCAGGACACTGATCAGATGTTGTTCTATTTGCCGATCACTGGTTCCACCTTTAAGAAAGTTTATTTTGATCCGACACGGCAGCGGGCTGTGTCTAAGTTTGTTCCGGCTGAAGATTTGATTGTGCCGTATGCTGCATCAGATTTGCGTACAGCGGAGCGTTACACACATGTTGTTCGTATGAGCGAAAATGAAATCCGTAAGTTACAGGTAGGAGGTGTATATCGTGATGTTGACCTATCTCCATCAGAAGATGACGAGTCTGACACAACAATTAGAAGCAAGACTGACGAAATTCAGGGACTCCGTCCGGGATACAGTGACGAGCTTTATACTATATATGAAGTCCACGTTGATCTTGACCTTGAGGGATTTGAGGATGTGGACGAGATGGGTGAGCCTACGGGTATCCGCTTGCCGTATATCGTCACTATGGACGCTGATTCGGGACAGATTCTCTCGTTAGTACGGAACTATCGTGAGCAGGATCCGCTTCGTCGCAAGCGTGATTTCTTTGTTCACTACAAGTTTTTGCCGGGCTTTGGGTTTTACGGGTTCGGTTTGTTGCACATGATTGGAGGGTTGAGCCGTGCTGCGACATCTATTCTCCGTCAGCTTATCGACGCTGGCACGTTATCGAATCTACCGGGCGGCTTTAAGGCACGGGGCGTTCGTATTAGAAATGACGATGAGCCTGTTAACCCGGGTGAGTTCCGCGATCTTGATGTTCCCGGCGGTGATATTCGCAATGCTCTTATGCCGCTCCCGTACAAGGAGCCTTCTGCAACGCTGGGTCAGCTACTCGGGGTGGTCGTTGATTCGGGCAGACGATTTGCACAGGTTGCGGACACAAAGGTCGCAGATGTCAACTCACAAGCTCCCGTGGGAACTACAGTGGCACTTATCGAGCAGGGATCTAAAGTAATCTCAAGCATTCATAAGCGCCTGCATTACGCTCAGAAAGCTGAGTTCCGTATGTTGGCGGAGATCTTTGCTAATAACCCAGTGCCGTATCCATATCAGATCGGGCCTAATATCGACCCGCAGATTATGGCGCAGGACTTTGACGGGCGTGTAGATATTCTCCCAGTCTCTGACCCGTCAATCTTCTCTATGGCGCAGCGCCTGTCACTTGCACAGACACAGTTGCAGCTTGCACAGGCCGCGCCGCAGATGCACAACCTGTACGAAGCCTATCGTCGGATGTATGATGCGCTGGATGTTAAAAACATCGATGCAATTCTACCGGCACCGCAGCCACCACAGGCTTTGGATCCGGCAATGGAGAACTCGAATGCCTTGAAGGGTATGCCGAGTCAGGCGTTCAAGGAGCAAGATCATCGCGCCCACATTCGTGTGCATGCGTCATTAATTCAGTCTCCTGCCATTCAGGCGAACCCGCAAGCCTTTGGTATTTTGCAAGCGCACGTTCAAGAGCATGTAGCTTTGTTTGCGCGCGACATTGTAGAGGCTGTGCTGAAGAAGGGTGTAGACGAGGCGCAGATGGCTGGTGAGCCAATTCCTCAGATCGATCCGACTGTGATTGACGCGATGATTGCCCAGCAGATTGCTGAAACACTTGAGCAGTTGGCGCCACTATTGATGCCGCCACAGCAACCAGATCCGCTTGTTCAGATCCGTCAGCAGGAGTTGCAGAACGACACTGCCGAGATTCAACGCAAGATGCAGAACGATCAGATGGATTATCAGATCGATCAGGCCAAGATGCAGCAGCAAATGGATTTGGCTATGCAGCGCCTGAATGCACAGATGGATGTAGCAAATCAGCGTAACGATGTGAATGTGTATCGTATTAATACGCAGGCTGAGTTAGCTCGTGACAGGAACCGTGGACAGTGATTATGTGGGACATGCACAACCGCACGACTAAAGAGCAGGCCAAGGAGAATCGTAAGAAATGATCCAAGCACTGATAGGTCCGGCGACCGAATTGATTGGTAAGTTCGTCGAGGACAAAGACCAGAAGAACAAGTTGGCGCATGAGATTGCCACTATGGCGGAGCGGCATGCACAGGACTTAGCTAAAGGTCAGCTTGAAATCAATAAGATGGAGGCGCAGCACCGTTCCATTTTTGTGGCGGGTTGGCGCCCATTTCTTGGCTGGGGCCTGAGCTTTGCGATGATATGGCACTTCGTTTTGGTGCCTATGGTTACGTTTGGTTTTGCGTATGCAGGTATAGAAGCGCCTGATCTACCAGCGTTTGATATGGACTCACTGATGACTGTGCTGATGGGTATGCTCGGTTTGGGAGGACTCCGTACTTTTGAAAAGGCTAAAGGGCTTACAAAGTGAGCAAGACGCTACTGGAATACAAGATCATACCACGGGGTATGATGATTGCGTTTACGTTTATGGCTTGGAATGTGTGTGACTGGTTTATGGGTTTAGGCGCTGCTGCCACTACGCAGCAGACAGCTTTTGTATCAACGATTGTGGGCGCTGCTACTGGTGCCTTTGCTGTATGGATGTCACATGAAGGAAAATAAAAGTCCGTGTGTTGGCATTTGTGTATTAGATAAAGAACGTGTAAGATGTATTGGCTGTGGTCGTACCATAGACGAGATCATTAACTGGGGAAAGAAATGGCCGGACCAAGAATAAATCAGTTTGCAGGTGATCTTGGTATCAACCGTTCTTCCGCAAAGAAACTTTTAAAGAAAGCCCGTGGTCGTAAAGACGGCGGGTCAGAGACATTGGAGAAATATATGTCTGGTGATTGGAAAAGCATTGTAAAGCCGCAGACCGAGGAAGAAGATGCGAAAACTAAAGAGCGGATGAAAAAGAAATCCGACCGTTATAAAAAGCTTCGTGAACAGCAAGCGAAAGAAATGGAAGAAGGCGTTAAAGCCAAGGACGGCAAGTATATGTCTTGCGGTGGAATGCGTAAGGCCGTTGGTGGCGGGAAGTTCACTGGAGTTTACTAATGGGCAACTGGAACCAAGATAATTCCAGCTTCACTGATGAGGATATGGATCAATCCTTGGAGCAGGACAAGGCTGCGGCTGCGTTCGAGGCTTCTGGAGGAAATATCGGCGGGTACACCTTTGGTGACAATTATCTTGGTGACGGAAACTACAGCCCCCAAGTAACCGATATTGCTACAGCTAGAGCAAACATTTCAGGACTTCAAGATTTTTATTCTGGTGCTCTTCCTCAAAGCACCTACAACGGTATTATGGGAATCACTCCTAAAAACCCGTATGGGCATCAGGGTTTTTTCTCACGGGTTCTCGGTATCGATCCCAGAAACATTGACTACGCGACTGGTCCGGGAGGATTGGGCTACAAGGGCGCTGCCAAAGTAGCTCAGAAAAAGTATGAAAGATACACCAACTGGTCGGGACAGAACCCTCAAGCACAAAAGCAGGCTTTTGGTTCTTTGTTCGGAAACCCTGTGGATGAGATAACTGTTCAAGGTCCTGTAGCACAACAAGTAGATATTGAAAACATCCCTCTTAATGATGCTCTGGTTTCTCAAGGCGCTTCCCTCGCTCTTGGTCCTTTGGGCCTTGGCCTAATGAGTATGGCTGATCCGTTCTCGACTTATGTTCCAACGGGTTCAAAAGCATATAATGAGCAATTTGATCCAGCTATTAATAAGGATCTTCCCACTTCTTTTATGGGGCAAGCATCCAAAAGAACCGGCCTTGGTATTTCAGCACTGGCTGATTCTATAAAGGATTATTTTTCACCAAGCACACCAGCACCAACCCCAACGCAGATTGGTTCGGTGACACCGTCACAGTATGAAACCCGCGCCGACATTATTGCAAGAACAAGTCAGCACCCACTGACGGGGGAGACAAGCGCTGCCCCTGTGCCACGGTCGTCAATTTCTCGTAGCCCAATTCAACAGAGTACAACGCAAGAGTTTGTACGAGATCCGGCTATATTAGACGCCCTAATGGGTGGTGCTAATCTTCCCGCACAAAGCCCCGTTACCGCCGGGGAAGAACTAATGGCCGGAAACCAACAAGGGTTTTTCGGATTTGGGCTGGGGCCACTTGGTGACGCTTTTGGTAGATCTGCTGCGGAAAAAAATCTAAGCCCCGAGGTTCGAGATTTTCTAAACGAGCACGACATGTCCGTAAAAGATTTGTTGGATAAAGATTTTTCAAAAGTTCCAGATGGTGCTCGTCTTCCTTCAGGGCAAATAATGGGGCCGGAGTTTAGAACTGAGCAAAGATCTTCTCTCGGTGGCCCGGCAACGGCGAATCAGTATGCTCAAGTAGATTACTCTAATCTAAGTAATGTGGGGGGCAACATGTATCAGGCGGGCCAGCAAAAAAGTGCTTTCGACAGCTTCCTTGAGACATTTGGAATGAAAGAAGCAGGTAGACGGCCAAGCGCACAGATTTACTCCCCCGCCGGACAGAATAAATCTTTTTTTAATTTTGATAACTTTGGATTTAGACAATGAAGATAGAAATCAAACTAATTCCTGATGGACTTGATCTAGCAAAAGAGATTCAAGATGGTATACCTGTTGATAAGATGCAGGATGCGTGTCCTATCGCTACGCAGGATGTAGAGACAAACGAGGAGAACCAGCGGTACGCGATCAAAGATCATCAGTACGGGCCAGCGGTTAATCCAGAAGAAAGCTGTGGAACGTGCTCCGTGTTCAACATCACCGAGCATATGCAGCAGTGCATGAAGGACGAGAGTGGCGAAGTTGGCTATTGCCAGTTGCTAAAGTTTATGTGCAGTGCTAAGAATAGTTGTGCAGCTTGGGAGGAAGGCGGACCACTTAGTGACCTGCCTTGTGAATGCGGCAAGCCAGACTGCGATTGCGGGATGGACGAAGACTAAAATCATTTGAGGGGCAAATGGACGTTTTAGACTTTATCAATCGGTATCAAAAGATGCTGAACACAAGAATTGATTCTCTCAGTGAAGGCATTACCTACGGCAATGTCAAGAACTGGGAAGAATACAAAGCAAGAGTCGGCGAAATACAGGGTGTCGCCTACGCTCTTGATGAACTCAAGGCCCTGCTGAAAAAGGTTAACTATGTCGAAGACACTGATCGTACCTGACTATATCCTCGCGCAACGCGAGGCGAAGAAGAAGGCCGAAGAGGCCGCAAAGAAGAAGCCCCTATCAGAGCGAGTACCACAACCCACTGGATGGCGATTACTTGTCATGCCGTATATGGGTCGTGATAAGACTGAAGGTGGTATTTACGTTCCCGATCAAGTTAGAGAAAGAGAGTCACGCGCTACCGTGGTAGCGTATGTGGTGAAGCTCGGCCCTCTTGCATACAAGGACCCCGACAAGTTTGGTGGTAGTGATCCTTGGTGTAAAGAAGGTGATTGGGTGTGTATCGGACGCTATGCTGGGTCTCGGTTTACAATCGAGGGCGGTGAAGTCCGCATCATCAACGATGACGAAGTCATCGCAACGATCGTCGATCCAGACGATATCAAGTCATACGGAGGGTAGTTGTGCCAACTAACGCCGCAGAAATGGAAGAAAAAGAAATTGATATTGTTGAACTAGAAGAGACAGAAGCTCCAGAAGCAGAAGTCTCTGAAGATCAACAGGAGGAAAATCAGGCTCAGAGTAAAGAGGACGAATTATCTGATTACTCTAAATCTGTTCAACAGCGTATTAGCAAGATTACGCACAAGTATCGAGAGGAAGAGCAGCGCACAAAGAAAGCGGTTGCCTATGCCGAAGACGTAAAGAAGCAAAACGAGGAGCTTCGTAAACGTCTGGAGCAACTTGATCAGTCCTATGTGGGTGAGTTTGGAACTCGGATTGAGTCTCAGATTGACGCTGCAAAACGGGCGTATCAAGCAGCTTATGATGAAGGTGATGCCGAGCAAATGTTCGAGGCTCAGAAAAACCTGAGTAAGTTAGCGCTTGATCAGGCACAACTTGAGCAAGCTCGTCGTCGTCGTGAAGTTGAACAAGAAGCTCGTGAGCAAGTTGTTCAGGCACCTGTTCAACAACCGCAAGCGGCGCAGCCAGCCCCACCGGATCCAAAGGCAGAAGCTTGGGCTTCTAAAAATGAATGGTTTGGAAGTGATCAGACCATGACATATGCCGCTTTTGGTATTCATAGGCAATTAATTGAGGATGAAGGATTTGACCCGGCGTCCGATGAGTATTATACTGAGCTTGACAGCAGAGTCCGTAAAGAGTTCCCCCACAAGTTTAAGGGAGCCACACGAGGCGATGCAGGACCCCGAGTCGCTTCTGCGGAGTCCAGTGCTTCTAAGGCACCGTCACAAAAGGGGCGCAGAACAGTCAAGTTAACTCCTTCGCAAATTGCAATTGCGAAACGGTTAAATGTTCCGCTCGAAGAATACGCAAAGTATGTAAAGGATTAAAAAATGACTGATTCTACAAGAACGCCACGCGAAGCGACAACTCGCGCAAAGACCCAACGCCGCAAGCCTTGGGCACCGCCTTCAAAATTGGAGGCACCAGAAGCACCGGCAGGTTACAAGCATCGCTGGATTCGTTCCGCCCTTCGTGGTGAGGATGACAAGATGAATGTGAACGCCAAGCTTCGTGAAGGATGGGAGCCTGTACGGGCTGACGAATATCCTGAGATGGCTGGGAAGTACCCAACCATTGATGATGGTCAGCATGCAGGTGTAATCGGTGTAGGCGGATTAATGCTTGCCCGTATCCCCGAGGAGACGGTCCAAGAAAGAACTGAATATTTCCGGGAGCAGACCCGTAATCAAATGGAATCCGTTGACCAAAACCTGATGAGGGAGCAACACCCCTCAATGCCTATCCACAACGATAGGAAAAGTCGTGTAACATTTGGAGGTAAGGACTAGATCCTTACCATAACCTTTAGGAGTGTGTAATGGCGAATTCAAACATCGCTTTCGGCCTCAAGCCGATCAACACCTTTGGTAGCACACCAGCTACTCAAGGCACTACAGCATACTTCATCGCTGGCACGGCAGCAGCAATCTATCAGGGTTCCCCGGTCAAAGTAGAAACTACTGGCGGGACAATTCTGGTTGCAAGCGCTGCTGCTGACGGAGAGCAACTTTTAGGTGCTTTCGCTGGCTGTGAGTATATTGACGCAACAACCAAGGAAAAGCGTTTTTCTAACTACTGGCCCGGTTCAGGTTCAGCAGACACGAACTACGACATCATTGGTTATGTGTACGACAACCCAGCACAACGCTTTATTTGTGTTGCCGATGCAGGCATGACAAACAAAGCTACTGCTCGTGCAAACATCTTCAAGACAGTAGACTTCGCAAGCGGTAATGCCGGTAGCACAACTACAGGCAACTCAACAGCAGTCGTGGATATCTCAACAGCAGCAGCAACAGATCCTTCTTTGCCGCTGATGATTGTTGGTATTCAGGAAGACGTTGATAACGCCGATTACGCAGTTGCTGGCATTTCGATGATTGTGAAGATCAACAACCACGTTTTGCTCGGTAACGATGCCGACGCAACAATAGCGTAAGGGAGTTTAGATAATGGCTATTTCTCGCGCAAATCTCGCCAAAGAACTAGAGCCGGGCCTAAACGCTCTCTTTGGTATGGAATACAATCGCTATGAAGGTCAGCATGCTGAAATCTTCGATTCCGAGTCATCAGACCGGGCATTCGAGGAAGAAGTAATGTTGTCTGGATTCGGTGCGGCTCCAGTGAAAGCTGAAGGTTCTGGTGTGTCATTCGACGATGCACAAGAAGCATACACTGCTCGTTACAACCACGAGACAGTTGCTATGGCCTTTTCAATCACTGAAGAAGCTATCGAAGACAATCTTTACGATCGTCTGGCATCACGCTATACACGCGCACTCGCACGTTCTATGGCACACACAAAGCAGGTTAAAGCTGCCTCTGTTCTTAACAACGCCTTCAACGCAGCATTTGCTGGTGGCGATACCAAAGAACTCTGTGCAACTGACCACCCGCTGACAAACGGTGGCACATTCGCCAACGAGCCAGCAGTAGCTGCTGACCTGAATGAGACCTCACTTGAGGACGCACTCATCAGCATTGCTGGTTTCACTGACGAGCGTGGCTTGATCATTGCCCTAAAAGGCATGAAGCTGATCATTCCTCGCCAGTTGCAGTTTGTTGCCGAGCGTCTGCTTGTTTCAAACCTCCGGGTTGGAACTGCCGACAACGACATCAACGCAATCAAGTCTTCTGGTCTGCTGCCTGAAGGTTATGTAGTCAACGACTACCTGACTGACTCAGATGCATTCTTCATCAAGACTGATGCACCAAACGGCTTCAAGCACTTTGAGCGTATGGCTTTGTCAACTGGAATGGATCCAGACTTCGACACAGGCAACATGCGGTTCAAGGCTCGTGAGCGTTACAGCTTCGGCTTCAGCGATCCACGCGCAGTGTTCGGTTCACCGGGCGCATAAGTGTAGGTACAAAGATATTAAAGGGCGGCTATTCAGTCGCCCTTTTTTATTGTATAATAAGTCATCCCTGACAACCGCACGGTGCGGTTGACACTAGCCACGACAGGAGAACTAAATGGCTAATACTACCTTTACAGGACCCGTAATTTCACAGCGGGGCTTTCAGATTGATAATCCAGCAGGAGACGTTTCCTACAGCCTTATTACTTTAGGTGCATTGGATGTTGGTGCGCTTCCCGCAGCTTCTGCCGCAAATCGCGGAGCAATTGTGTTTTCACCAGACTGCCGTAAGG